CCTGGCACCGATGGTGCCGATGTCGTGGAAGCGATCCGCAGGTTTGAGCGCATGAATGGCACTGGCTGGAGGAACTGATGGGCACGACAGGTTGGGGTGGCGCAGTCACCCTGTACGTCGAGGCTGATCTGTCCCGGCCGGTGTCGTTCGTTGGTCCACCGCCGGCCCCGTCGGGGCTCACGCAGTGGGATGAGGACACTTGGGATTCGGCCACCGCACAGTGGACCGGTTACGGACCTGAGTGGACCGACATCACCCAGTGGGTGACTTCGGTGCAAACCTCGCACCAGTTCTCTCGTCAGACAAACAAGTACAACACGGCGACCGCCTCAATCAGCTTGTCAAACATTGACGGTCGGTTCTCGCCAACGAACACTGCGAGCCCGTACCGAGACGGTGCATCCACCACAATCGGTGTGTTGCGTCAGATTCGTGTGCGGGCAAAGTACACGACGGGCGGCACCACCTTTTCGTGGGTGTTGTTTACCGGGCTCATCCAGTCGTGGGATTTGAAGTATCCCGAGATGGGTTACGACGCCACCGTGGATGTCTCCGCCGTTGGCATTGAGTCGCGACTGGCGCAGTGGCGGGGTCTTGCTCGCACCGCTGCAGGTGCCGGCGAACTGTCTGGCGCTCGAATCAATCGCATCTTGGACGCTGCTAGGTGGACCGGTCCTCGAGACATTGACGACGGCAGCTGCACTTTGCAAGCGACAACGCTTGAAGGTGACGCAACGGCGTTGCTGCAGATCACTTCGGATTCCGAGGGCGGTTACTTCTACGTCCGGCCCGATGGCACTGCCGCTTTCGATGCCATCAACGCTCAGGTTGAAAAGGGGCGACTGGCGAACCTTGTGACGTTTGCCGATCAGGCGTCCGATGCGACTGCGACCCGAGTTGTGTTTCAAGACGTCTCCTATTCCTACAACGGTGACCTGGTCACCAACGTCGTGGAATACCAATCGGTTGGTGGCGCCGTCCAGCAAGTGACCGCAGAGCAATCCCGAGCGTTGTACGGCGATCGGTTGAACAGCCGCTCTGATCTTCTAAACGAGTCCGATGCGACAGTGCGCCGCTTGGCAGCCCGTCAGATTGACGTGTTCCAAAACCCCGAGTTTCGCATTGAGTCGTTGACGGTTTCACCGTTGGCATCGCAGAACGCCTCGTATGCGGACAGCACATCAGGTGGCACGGTGTTCGCGTATCTCGCTTCGGGCCAAATCGGGCTTCGAGGTGGCGCACGCATAACGCACACGCCGGTGCATGAATCCACGCAGATCTCGCAGCTGTCGTTCATCGAGGGCGTTATGCACTCAATCACTCCCGACAACTGGCTGACCACCATCAACTTCTCGTCGGCGGCTGCGTACGAGAACGTCGGGCAGGCACTGTTCGACGGCACCGATTCACAGGCCGGCTATTTCGATCTAACCCGCTGGGGCTGGTAGCCCCCTCACAGCCCGGGAGGGTTCATGCCGTACACACAGGTCACCAGCGGTGGTTACATCACCAGCGACTGGGCGAACACGTATGTCAACAACCAGGTTGTTGCGACGTACTCGTCAACAACCGATCGCAACACCAACGGCCCCGGCACTCCCACCGCTGGGATGCTATCGGTGCTGACCACCAACACGGTCACCGAAGGTTTGTACGAATACACCTCAGCTGGTGTGTGGCGTCTGCCGTGGAATATGCCGTGGGGCAACGTGACGATCTCGGCGACGCCTGGTGCGTTGCCTTCGCTGACAACTTCGCAGGTCAATTCGTCGGCGTTCACATGGTCGGCAATCAACCATCGCAACTATCTGGTGACAGTCACGGCCGAACTTTCAAACCTCTCGGCAGTCAATACCGTCACCACGCTGTTCGTCGAAAACTCGGCCGGCACAGACATCAAGAACCCACTGATTCGCTGGACCCCCCGCAACGCCAACGATCAGATCAGCTCCACCGGCTCGTTCGTCTACGCCTCAACAGCCACCAGCACGCAAACTTGGAATCTGGCGGCAACCACTACCGCTGGGTCAACGGGCCAGACCATCACGCCCTATTCGGTGATCATCACTGACATCGGCCCGTCTGGTGCGCCGGCCTAATGGATCTGGACTCCATCCCGTTCGTCGCCGCCCGCAACTGGACGGCTCGAACCGGCACGCCTCGCCTCATTGTCATTCACTCCATGGAATGCCCGTTGGAGCGTGGGCGGGCTCGCTCGGTTGCCCAGTGGTTTTCCGGCCCGACCTCACCGCAGGCATCGGCGCATTACATGGTCGATCCGGGCGAGGTTGTGTGCGGTGTCAAGCCACCGAACGAGGCGTGGCATGTTGGAAACGCCAACACCTATCTTGGTTCGGCTTCCATTGGCATTGAGCAGACCGGCTACGCCGAGTTCAGCCGTGACGACTGGTTGACCGCCGACGGGTCAGCGCAACTGGATCTGCTGGTGGATCTTGTCGGGTCGCTCTGCGACCGTTACGGAATACCGAAACAGTGGCTCGAGGCCGACGGGCTCGCCGCTCGTCAACCCGGCATCACTTCTCACCGGCTGTGCTCCGAATCGGGCATTGGAACTGACCATTGGGATCCCGGCTTCAGCTGGCCCGTCGACGAGTTCATGGCCCGCCTAACCGGCACGCCGAAACCGCCCGCACCAACCACCACCTATCTCCCACAGGATGACGACGACATGATTGACCGCTACTTCATGCGAGCCTCCAACGACCTCGCCGTGTACCTCGTCTCCCCTGGACTCGGTTGGCGCTGGCATGTCCCCGCCGGCCAAATGGCCTCCATTGCTTTCGTGCTCGGGCTCAACAAGGGCAAGATCCTCGCCCCACCCAGCAACGTCAAGATCGACATCGTGGAAGGCCAGAAAGTCTGGGTCTGCTCGCCGGACTTCCTCAACGCAATCCCCGCTGCGTAATGCTCGCCACCATTGAGTGGACGCCGATCTTGGCTGCTGCCACCGCAGGTCTTCTTGCCTTGTCCGGCACTGTCTGGCAGTCACGCAAGACTCGCAACCTCAACAGCCTTGAGCACGGTGAGAACGCGCAGCGGCTCACACGCATCGAGGGCAAGATTGACGCCACCGCCGACGAGGTCGGCAAGGTCTCCGATCGCCTAGATCGACACCTCACCGATCACACGTCTCGGCGCCGATGGAGTCGACGCTGACAATGGAGGCGGAGATGACAGGGCCCCGAACGCACCTCATCATCCCCGACTGTCAGGTCAAGCCCGGAGTTCCAACCGAACACATTGGCTGGGTCGGGCAACTCATCGTCGACCTCCGCCGAACCGTCACCGACATCATCTGCCTCGGCGACTTCGCTGACATGGAATCACTTAGCGCGTATGACCGGGGCAAGCGCCAGTTCGAAGGCCGGCGTTACGTCAACGACATCGCCGCCGCCAACGAAGCCTTTGACCTGCTGTGCTACCCCCTTGAGCAGCACAACGCCAAGATGCGCTTCCAGCATGAGCCGCTGTACAGGCCAACGCTGCAGCTGCTCCTTGGCAACCATGAGAACCGCATCACCCGAGCCGTTGACGACGACGCCAAACTTGAAGGCGTCATCAGCACCGACGATCTCAACTACGCCGCCCACGGTTTTACCGTGCACGACTTCCTCGCCCCCGTCACCATCGACGGGCTCGTGTACAGCCACTACTTCTACAACCACGGCAATGGGCGCTCGCTTTCGGGCAACATCGAAACCCGCCTCAAAACCGTTGGTCACTCGTTCGTTCAAGGCCACCAGCAAGGCATCGCCTGGGGCCAACGAATGGTGCTCGGCAAGCCCCACATGGGCCTCGTCGCCGGGTCGTTCTACCAACACTCCGAAAGCTACCGAGGCCCACAAGCCGACGAGTGGCGCGGAGTTGTGATCATGCACAACGTCAAAGACGGCTTTGGCGACATCGAGCTCGTCTCCATGGATCGGCTCTGTCGCATGTACGAGGGCCAGCCCTATTCGCAGTTCGCTCAACGCAGGGAGAACCAATGAGCAGCCCCGCCACCTACCCGCTGACCGTTCGCATCGGCGACACCGAGACCGTATCGGTGACGCTGCAGGACTCGGACGGCGCACCCATCAACATCACCGGCCGCACCTACGCCGCCCAGATCCGAGCGACTGCCGATGCCGCCTCGCCGCTGGCCACGTTTACCTGCTCGATCACCAGCGCTGCCGCTGGCACGTTCGCTTGCACCCTGTCGGCGGCGACGACCGCAGCGCTGTCCACCGGCATCGGTGTTTGGGACCTCGCCGAAACCAACGGCAGCACTGTCACCACGCTTCTCGCCGGCCCTGTGCAGATCAACCAGGACGTGACTCGATGAGCGTTGCGCTGACACTGAATGTTGGATCATCAATTACGGTGCAAGCGCGCCCTGCGCAAATTGTCGCCGTCGGCGTGTCCGGGCCTGCTGGCCCTGCGAACTCGCTCAGTGTGAGCGGCACCACGACAGTGGCCTACGGCACTCCTGCCGCCGTAGTTGTCTCTGGCTCGGCGCCGACGCAGTCGCTCGCTTTTACAATCCCGACCGGCCCGCAAGGCTCAACCGGCGCCACTGGTTCGCAAGGGCCAACGGGCGCCACTGGCCCGACCGGCCCGACTGGCCCGACCGGTGCCACTGGCGCAACCGGTGCCGCAGGTACCAACGGTACCAACGGCACCAACGGCACGAACGGCACCAACGGCACGAACGGCGACTGGTCCACCGCGCAGACCCTGAACCCACAGACCGGCACCAGTTACCCGCTAGTGAGCAGCGACGTCGGCAAGCTGGTGACGCTCACCAACTCCGCAGCGATCGGCGTGACCGTCCCGACCGGCATCGCCACCGTCGGGCAACGAATCGACCTCGCCCAACTCGGCACCGGGCAGGTCACCGTCGGCGCAGGTAGTGGCGTCACGATCAACTCAACGCCCACCGCAAAACTGCGCACGCAGTATTCGGCGGCGACGCTCATCTGCACCGCCACGACCGCAACACCTACGGCGACGTTCCTACTGGTCGGCGATCTGGCGGCGAGCTAATGCCTTCCACCTTCGGCATCGTTTCCTCGGCTGCGACTTTTGCGCACCCGAAGATCACTCTCAGCTCCGGCGCCGGTGCGCCGACGGCGACCTACACGCCCGGCGACGGCTACAGATACGCGGTTTGGGCGCCAGCGGTTACCTCGTCGACCGTGAGCTACGGCCTGCCTTTTACCGTCGACATCCCCGGCGAGGTCGGCTACCTGTCAATAGGTGGCGGCGCTGCTGGTGGCGGCTCGAACGCCAACTTTGGTGGCGGCGGCGGCGGTAGTGGCGGCTTCACGACCGGACTACTGACCGTTTCGCAGGACTCGGGGACATGGTCGCTACAGGTCGGCGGTCGCGGCGTCGGCTCTTCCGCTGCGCCAGGTCAGAGCGGCGGCACCACAAAACTTACGCAAGGCGCCACAACCGACTACGCCACTGCTGGCGGCGGAGGCGGCGGCGGCTTCTCGTCAACAGCGCTCGCCACCGGCCTAGACGGCGGCCTCAACGCAGGTGGTGGCGGTGGCGGCTCAACAGCCACGGCAACGGGCAACGCGCCCGGCGGCCTCAAATCAGGCGTGACAGCGTCTGGAGGCGCCGGTTTCGCTGGCCTTGTCGGCGTGCGCGCTGGCGGCGGTGGCGGCGGCTACACGTCTACTGGCGGCGCGGCGTCATCAAGTCAGAGCGGTAACGGCGGAACTGGATTAGTGCTACCCGCCGACTGGTCAGCAATGAGCACCTACTTCCCCGGCACCTATTGCAACGGCGGCAGCGGTGGCGTATCCAGTTCCGGCACCGTCGGCACTGTCACGACCGGCGGAGGCCTCGGCGGCAAGGCCACCGCAGGCGCAGCAGCCACGACTTACGGCTCCGGCGGCGGCGGCTCCGGCCAAGCAGCAGCGACCGCAGGCGGCAACGGCGCCGCTGGTTTGTTCATTATGCGCTGGCGACTCTGATCTAAACGACCGCAGGAGGTCACCATGGACGAAGACACCGAGATTGAGTACGTCGCGCCCGAATACGAGTCCGTGCTGCTCAACGCCTTCGCCCTGGTGAACCCCGAGGCCGGCGCTCGAGCAGCGTTGTACGGCCCGTTCTGGGAGGACTACCGGCGAGTAGCCGGGATCTTCAACTCCATGGTCCCAGCCGACGAGCTCGACGACGGACTCACCGCCGAGCAAGCAATCCTGTTCATGGTTTCCATGAAACTCGGGCGTCTGTCCTACGCCCTCACCACCGGTGTCGCCTACGAGGACCCCGAGTGCGTCAAGGACACGATCACCGACGCTGCCGGCTACCTCGACGGGCTTTGGGCTTGCCTCAACAACCCCGAGCTTGAGATCGAACCAC